CCCCTATTTGCTAAACCTTGAAAAAGGTTAGATTTAGCTCGAAGACAGACTTCCATCTATCTCCGTAAAAAGTATGCATCTCTGCATACTCGGGTGGAATCCAGTCCCAACTTGAACTAGATCGCACCCTCAATCGAGCTTGGCTGTGTTCAGATGAACGAACTACAACCCTGCCAGACCTAAGGGTACCAGCAAGTGCCGCCAGTAACACCGCATCAGGGTTATTCACCCATCCGCGAAGCTTCGGAGGCTTTTCTGTCACGTCAGTCACCTCGTAAGAGTTAGGTACACGATATAGGAAGCGGTATACAACCCCGCCAGTATATCTATTATACCTTCTCTTAAAAGGAAAACTACTCGGTACCTTAACTCCACTATCGTCCATTTCGTCAATTGGGATCGGCAGAAAACGCTGACCCCGCATTAGCGAGTGGATAGTAGCGGGAAGAGGTATATCCCAGGTAGCCGACCAACGATTCAGACGGTTGATTGCTGAATACCTATCGCCTTCCGTTCTTAGTGTCTTAATATAGACACCTCGAACGTTGCGACCATGAAAATAATCATGGCCACACGACTCGCGGAAAGGTCCTTGATTAAAGGACTTATCTACGTTAACGTCAAAGCCACACAACACCAGCATGCGAGTGATAAGCTTATAAGCTTGCCGCAAGCATATGATGTCATCGCCGAAAACGGCGAAGTTGCCTGACGAATGCCTACTCGGCTTAAGGAATGGATACCTTAATGCTTTGTATGCACCGTAGACTAAAGACGTAAAGAATATCGTCTGTAAAGGGAACGTAAAAGCATTCCCCATAGAGGATATCATATGCAACTCTACACTAGTTCCGTCTGGAAGGACGGTACAAGGGCTCCGAGTCATCTCTAACATGTTTAAAACATGCTTCGGGAAGAACTCAGTAACCAAACTAGTAGACATCGAGTCTGAAGCAGATGATAAGTCGATTGTTCCAAACTTATCACTTACGGACCCGAGCTGAGCAAGGCTTCTATTCCAATCAGGCTGTTTCCGGAGACTGATATTACAAGTCTCTAGTAATAGGCCTTCAAGGACGGAAGCTATACCCTTCTGAAATAACATATTCAGAAGGGGCTCAGTGCATATGGTACGGCTTATTTCCGTTGTCTTAGGTACAAAACTAAGGCGACTGCCGGAAACGACATCAGCTTCCCTAAACTTCTGTCTAGTAAACTCAACGCTAGACCAAAGCGGGTCACATGATATCGCCTGCACATATAAATAGTGCAGTCTTCTATCTGTAGCGGACATTCGGCTCGTACCAATTTTCGAAAGAAAATCGGTACTATAAGAGCCTATATTCGCACCGTTCCCAACGCCTAGCTTCGAAGAAATCTCCGCCAGAGTCAATCTTCTCATGTTCTGAGAAGACCAATCCGGTGGAAACATGCGATAAATAAAATCCTTCGCTTCTCCTAGGCCAATGGCTTCAAGCTCGGTACAGCTGGTAGTATCCATTCTGAACCCTTTACACTTTTCGTTAATTTTTAAGAAGAGTGATAAAGCATTAGCATCTGCAATCGGACTAATTGCATCCTGAAATTTCTTCAGAAATGCATTACGTAACGATTGTATAGCTTTTTGCTTAAGGTCCATACCTGGATAGGGACTAATCGCCCCATTCCAACCAGCCATCATCAGATCGTGATTCAGGCTAAAAGGAAGTTCAACAGCGTAATCACGCATGCTTGCTCCTTGTTCCACTGAATCAGAAAACTCCGGAATTAATGTTTCAATTCTGGGCTAGACAATGCCGCTTACAGCGGTA